CTTGGGCATTGCATGTTAGTCTCTTCAATTCGCGAATCCAACTGGCGTACCAGTATGCGGAATTCATCAGATCGCCCCACCCGGTTTTGCCTTCTGTGGAGTTCAGCCCGAACAAGTACGGCGGGTCCGCAATAACCAGACCGACATCCGGCAACGAAGGAAGAATCTCCAGGCAGTCCCCGTGATAGATGGTGATGCCGTCGTGCTCGTAGTAGGGCGTGATTCGGACTCCAGTGTGATTTTCTACGCTAAGTTCCGATTTCGGCGATGTTGACGTGTTATTGCTCATCTGTCACTTTCCACACTGTCTTCCGAATAGCCGAGAACAACAGGTGCCGGTACCGCCGTCTTCCGGGGCGCCGTGTATCCCTTCGCCCGCCGGCAATCCACGCATGTGCATTTCGGGTCCGGCGCGCCGTCGGCGAGCGTCTTGTGCGCGACCGTCCGCGGGCGCCCAGTGCTTGGCCGGCTGAAGTCCTTTCGCTTGGCCGCGGACACCTTCCCGGCGAAGCTGGTTATTAGATCTTCGCGGATCTGGCGTTTACAGTGCGGGCAGCGGAACTCGAGCGGCGGCTTCATGACTTTGCACGTCTATCTTACAATACTGCTGTAGATTTTGCAATCAAAAATATATCGGGCACTGGGAGCGAGCATAAACGCGGCTTCGCGCATAGAGATTCACGAACATTCACGCCGAAAAATGTTTGGAGCCACCCACAAATGTGTGATAACATACAAAGCGTAAGCGTACTGCAGATTCGCGCAGGTATAGCGTCGATCCCAACGTGGCCCACATAACAACCTCGCCCAATGGCCTCAATCGCGAGGTGTGTATTCAGAACCCCGCGAGCGGGACCGGCTTCACGAACCGGAACCGAGCCCGGCGCTTCGTCGTTTCCGGGCGCGCCCAGTGGATCAGCGACAGCGGCGACATCTTGGGCGATGGCCAGGAATCCAACCGCATCCGATTTCTCGTGAACGATCACCGGCACGTGGCCGCGACCATTTCCGCAGTGCGCTTCAGACCCGCTTGGGACACTCTGTCGGGATGCGGTTACGACCGAGTTGACCGCACGATGTCCCTGCAAGAAATGCGGAACACCCCTATTTCGAACCCAGAAAGGGCTCTTTGGAAATGAAAGAGTTCACTGAAAAGCTGAAGGGCCTTGACGCCGGCCACTGGATCACGATCGCAGTGATACTGCTTACGGCAGCGGTCGAATATGGAAACAGCAGTGCTCAGATCGGTGAATTGAGCCGTTCCCAGGCCCGTGTGGAGACTTCGCAGCAGCAACTTACGATCATTCTCGATAGCGTGGTGTCCGAACAGGCTCGCGTCAAACAGCAGCTCGACGATCATATCCAGATGACCACCCAGCACTTCAGGGAGATGGAGAAGAAGTGATGCTGCGCAAGTTGCCCTTGGCGATGGTTTTGTCGATGGTGATCGTTCTGGTCTATGGAGCATCGCATTCGAAAGCCGAAGCCGAACTTCAGGACAAGCTGGCAGCTTCGGAGTCCGCCCGCACGCAAGCGCTCAAGGACAAAGCGATGCTGTCCGCCCATCGATGAGCGTCACGCGCGCTACTTGGAGAAGTTCTCGGAGGGTGAGCACCAGATTGCCATCGCGCTAGCCGCAACACAGGAATCGCACCTCATCAAGTAACACCGTGAAATCCAAAGACTGTGTCCGTGACCAATAAAGTGGTAGACGAATCCGCGCAGGCATCCGCGCAGGCACAGCAGCAGCCTCCCGAGTGGAACCCAGGACTACCCCGCAAGGTCCGCGCCCGTGAGTTGGAAGACGTGGCTTTCGAGCTTCGCAAGGGCGGCGCGAGCTACGGCGACATTGCGAAGATCCTGACCGCTCGCGGTACGAAGATCAGTAAGGCCGGCGCGCATAAAGCTGTCGCCCGCGTGCTGGCCGCACTCCGCGAGCACACAAAAGAGCTGGCCGTCGACGTTCGTGAGATGGAGTTGCAGCGGCTCGATTCGGTCTTCATGAAGATCTTCAGCCAAGCCAAAGCCGGCAACCAGGGCGCCGTCGACCGGGTGCTCAGGATCATGGAGCGGCGCGCGAAGTTGCTCGGGCTCGATGCACCGGACATTCAACTGCCGTATGTTCCACGGGAAGCATTACCTGAGTGGATTCGCGAAGAGTTGCCAAAGAGCGAGCAGCAGTCCGAGCAGGTGGAAGCATGAGCGCGCGCCAGATACCAACCCTGCCGCCGGCCGAAACCTTCGACCGCTCCTCTGGCTGGCAATATGCCCCGCTGCCAACGCAACGCAAATTCCACGCGGACCTACGGACGCTCCACAAAGGATTCTCTGGCCCGATCGGCAGCGGCAAATCTGTCGCGCTCGTGTATGAGGCCCTGTTTCTCTCCGCGCTCAACCCCGGACTCCTGGGGTTGATCGGCGCGCCAACCTACCCGATGTTGCGCGACGCGACGCTGCGCAACATGTTCGACGTGCTGGCCAACGAAGGGATTCGCTACGATCATTGGCGCTCGGAGAATATTCTGGTGCTTCCCGATCCGCCTTTCTTCGGCGCGCAGATCCTTTGCCGATCGGTGGATGATTTCGAGCGACTGCGCGGAACGAACCTCGCCTGGTTTGGGCTCGATGAGTTGACATACTGCCCGCAGGCGGCATGGTCTCGCCTGCTTGGCCGCTTGCGCCATCCTGGCGCGAATCGCCGCTGCGCATTCGGTGTCTGGACTCCCAACGGGTACGACTGGGTTTATAAGTTATTCATCAGTGAGCCCGCTGCGGACTACAAGGCCTATCTCGCGTCACCGCGCGAGAATAAGTACGTCACCGAGACCGGGCTCTACGACTCACTGCTGGGCACGTACGATGAGCAGCTTTACAGGCAAGAGGTCCTAGGCGAATACCTGAACGTCCGCTCCGGCCAGGTGTACTTCGCCTTCAAGCGTCAAGCGCATGTGAGCGAGGCCGCCGATTATAACCCGCGGCTGCCCTTGTGCTTTGCGCTCGATTTCAACGTCAACCCGCTATGTGCCGTTATCGCGCAGATCGAAGATCGCAGCACTTATATGGATACGGTCCATGGCCGCAAAGACCTTCACATCAACGTGATCGACGAGCTGTTCCTGCACAACAGCAACACGGCCGAGGCCTGCGAGGAGTTCGTGAACCACACGCGAGACTATCGCCGCAACGGAGTTCCCTTGACGGTCTCGGTCTACGGCGACGCGACGGGCAGCCAGCGGAAGACGGCAGCCGGCGCCGGCGCGCAGAGCGACTGGGCCGTCATCAAAGAGTACTTCCGTGTCACTCCTGGCTACCAGATGAGTTTCCGATACACGAGCACCAACCCGCTCGTCAAGGATCGGGTTGCGTCGGTGAATGGCGTACTGCGAAGCGCTGCCGGCGAGTGCCGCCTGCAGATTCATCCGCGCTGCAAAAACCTGGTCGAAGATCTCGAGCAGGTGGTGTGGAAGTCTGGCGCGGCGCAACTGGATCAATCCACCGATCCGATGCGTACCCACATCTCGGACGCGCTCGGCTATCTGGTCCATTCGAAGCTCGCCCTGCGGTCACGCGTGGGCGAAGTCGGCACGTCGCCGGTATAGAGGAGGGGATATTTCCAGATGCAGCCATTCTCGCTAGGCCTCGTGAAGTCGCGCAGCGTGGCAGTGACGGGCGCAACGAACGCGACGCCGATCGTGCTTACCGTGGTCGCGCATCCGTTCGTCACCGGCGACGCCATATCGGGCAAGAATATCGGTGGTAACACCGCCGCTAACGTTACGGCCTATGCGCAGGTGGTGGACGCGAACCACATTGCAATGTTCAGTGACACGGCCTTTCAAAACGGCGTCGCCGGAAACGGGGCTTTCACCAGCGGCGGAACGGCGCAAGCACCACGAACACTCAGTGCGGCTCCCAACGACAAGAGCAACGGCCAAATGGTTGCGCGAATTATCGCGGCGCCCGTGCCAGGTCAGGCGGGAACCCTGTTTTTCGGTATCGCGGGACTCGGCGCCGTGGCCATGAATCAGATGACGTTCGCAAACGTTCTGCGCGCCATAAATGCGCCGGGCGCTACCGGGATCTTGGATATGGTCATCGTCGAGGAATCGGCGGATGTCCTGCATATTACGGATTATGCGGTTGACTCGGCGGTCACTACCGAAGGGATGATTATCAGCTATTGGGTGAGGTGAGAAAAGATGCAAGCTATTCAGAAGGCAGTCGAGTTTCTCCTGGAGTGGATTGTCGCGAACGGTCACGTCCCGCACACCGCAACGGCGGCCCAGCACCTCGATGATGTACGCGCCGATGGCAAAGAATTCGAGGCGGCCAAGCAATCGCTGGTGGAGGCGCTGCGCAACGCGGTTGTGACAGCCGGCGAGGCATCCGCCGCGCTGGAGCCGGTCTCGGACGAGCAGCCAGACGCAGAGGATGCTGGCGAGCCGGACGCCGATGGACTGGTCATCACGCCGCCCGTGGTTGAAATCTCCGGTACTCAGCCGCCGCCATTCATCATCCCGGCCGTGGATATCAAGACCGGCCAGCCGGTCGAACTTCCCGCGCAGGCCGGCGATGCGGCTCATAACGCGGCCGTGAATACCGTGACGTTCGGCGTCGGGCCGGCCGAGCAGCAACTTGGCCACGAAGTTCTGGACTTTGTGCAGGATCAAGTAGGCAAGGGCAAGACAACGCAGGAGGCGTAAAACGCCATGTCCGGCATTCAACTACCCTTCAATCCGTTCCCGTTCGGCGGGATAGCTTCGGCGTCGCAGAGCATCACGTCTATTTCCAACGCCAACGGCCAACCTGTTGCGCTCACTGTGACCGCGCACGGCTACCCGATCGGAACGCAGATCTACATTCGCGTGGCGAGCGTCACCGGGCAGACTGCCATCAACGGGTCCTGGGTCGCATATGTCACGGATGCCAACACGCTCACCATTCTGTGGCCGGCCGGGTTCGGGCAGACGGCTTTTCTTGGTAACGGCACAGGATCGGGCAGCGGCACGCTATTCCGCACGCCGATTCCGATCACGATCAATTATCCGCAGTTCGCCAATCAGGGGATCGAAGTTCACAGCATGGAAATTCAAGTGTCGGGGGCGAACATCGGGACCAATTGCTATCTCGGCCTGATCCTCCCGCCGTCAAACGCGCTCCCGAAGGGCTTATTCATGTCCCCCGTGAGCCCATGGACGGGCGTGTTGGAGGTCGCGCCTAAGTCTCAGTTAGCTCATATCGCGGTCCCGGTCATGAGTTACCAGGGCGCGAATAAGATCCCGATCGATAACGTGTTTGTGGACTTCGACGCAGCGGGCGACGTGCTGCTGGTCGAAGGGTTCCAGGTATAGAAAGACCATGACAACCGCCGCCGTTGACAAACTGAACGCCGAGCATCCACACGTCTCGGACTATCGGGAGTTCTGGATTGCCTCAGACCTCCTGTACCGCGGCGGCAAGGCCATGCAGGACAACGCGACCCGCTTCCTTCTGAAGCGGCCCAAAGAAGTCAACGACGTATACCTGCAGCGCGTCATGCGCTTCACCTACGACAACATTGTGGGTCCGGCTATCGGCTGGTACCAATCGAAACTCTTCAACAAAGACCCTGACATCGAACTCAGAACAAAAGCGAAGGTTGGCGAAGCTGCGAAGCTGTCGGATGCGAAGCTCGGTTTTTACAAAGACTGGCTCCAGAACTGCGACCGCAACGGCATGACGTACGTCGATTTCTGGCGCCAGGTCTATCTGAGTCTGATGCTTTTCAAGGAGGCTTGGTGCTGCATTGACCTGCCCGGCAGCGACCCCGCAGCGCAAACGCTCTACGACGTGAAGACGAAGGGGCTGTTGAATCCGTACGCCATGCTCTACGACCCGCGGCACGTCATCAATTACAGCGTCGATAAGTTCGGCGCGTTGGAGTGGGTTGTCATCAAGGTTTTCAGTACGCGGCAGGATTTTCTGGAGAAGTCGGAGAACGTCGAGCGGTGGTATTACTACGACCGCGAGAAGTACCGGATATTCGAACGTGCCAAGGAAACTACGACGCCCGGCACGCAGACCGTCGCGCTGGTGGGGCCTGATGGGCAGACGGTCATCAGCGATGGCGGGAGCACGGCGACGCTCATCGATGAAGGCCCGCACGCGCTGTCGAGAGTGAAACGCGTACCCGTCCGCCGGTTCTGGATTCCCGATGGACTCTGGCTCATGCAGCGCGCCTTCCTGCCGGCAATTCGCCATATCAACCTGGTGAACTCGTATTACTGGGGGCTCGAGATGGCGAACCTTGCCATGCCGGTCATCAAGACCGATGATTGGGATTTTCAGCAGACGATATCGGAGACTGCCTCCATCAACCTGCGGCCCGGCGATACCTTCGAATGGACCGAGCCCAGGGGTACCTCGTTCGAGCATTCCGCGAAAGCGATCGAAGCCGGGCGAGAGGAGATCTACCGGCAGATGTACCTGATGGCGCAGGGGCGCAGCTCGTCGGCGTCTGCCTCATCGTCGAGCGGCTACTCCAAAGAGATGGACATGATGCCGTCCAAGGACGTGCTGGGCCAGTACGGCGATATTGTGCGCGCCGGAATGCAGCTCCTCGGCCAGGACGTATCCTTGGCGCACGGCGATGACGATGTGGAGTGGGACGTTCACGGGTTCACGTTCTCGACCGACACGGCCGCGCAGATGATCGAGCTGATGGAGTTCGCCGAGGACGCCGAAATCCAGAGCGATACCTGGTTCCAGGAGATCGAGACACGCACGGCGCTCGCCTGTATACCGGATGCTAACCGCAGCATGATCGACGTAGTGGTAGGAGAAATTCAGAACGGCCCGAAGAAATCGGAACGCCTCGCCCAGCAGCAGGAAGCGCAGAAGCTGCAGTTCACGAATCAGTTGCAGCGCGCGGGTGGCGCGATCGACAAGAGGGTCGAGCAGGCAGCATAACGACTTTTGCAGCACGTCCGCCGCGGACGTAAAACGCGGGCAGTAGAGACAAACAAAAGCCGCGCCGGCCGGTCAAATGCCGGGAATCACGCGCCGCGTCGTTATACGCGGGGAGACAACACACACATGGCACTCACGGATGAAATGAAGGCCGATCTGTCTGGCTGGTTCAAGGAGGCCGGCGGAATGTCGAAGTCTGACATCACCGACATGCTGAACGGGCTCGATAAAAAGCAATCCAAGGAAATGAAGAAGCTGGCCGAGGCTGTCGAGGGGCTGGGCGGATTCGCCAAGGTCTTCGATGGTATGAAGCCAAAGAAGCTGGCTAAGGCCCTGAACAAGTTGGCAAAGGGTAAGAAGGCCGGCAAGGGCGACGATGGCACCCCGACTGGCGGCAAGGGTAAAGGCGCCGAAGGCAGCAATGACGGAGACGGCAATCTCGTCGATGTCATGACGCCCAAAAAATTAAAGAAGCTCTCCAAGCAGGTGAAGGAGCTTCAAGCCGAGCGCGATGCGGCCAATGCTAAGACTGCCGCCGCCGAACGCAACGGAACGATCAAGGACCTGCTGAGTTCGTTTCAGTGGGCCAAGGATACCGGCCGCGAGTTGGTCTTCGCCGATTATTCGGCGCGCGTCAGCCCCGGCAAGGACGGAAAGCTCGTCATCAAGCTCCCGGACGGCGACTATGCCGAGTTCAACAAGGAGTTCGTGGAGCAGGACGTAACCGAGCGCTTCGACTTCGCGCTCAAGAAACCGGAGTCCGGCGGCTCCGGGATATCGCGCAGCGAGGGGCACGGCAACAAAGGCCCGTCCCTCGATGACGATCTCAGCACGCCGGAGAAGCAAGCAGCCTACGCGAAAGAGATAAGCAAAAAGCTATACGGGAACGCGGCCTAAAAGGGTCGTTCTTCCCGTGCGGCTTCGTAGCGTTGGATCTCGTGAGAGCGGGGCCATTTTCAGATAAGGAGCAATCAACATGGCAAACGAAGTAACCAGTGCAAATGCGGCGCAGGCCATTCTCAAGTTGGTCGCGAGCAAAGCGCTACCCGCTCTCGGTCCCAACTTCGTGATGGGCCCCTGGGTCAATCGCAATTATGATGACGTGCTCGCGCAGATGGGCGACGTGATAAACGTGCCGATCGCGCCGAACATGACCACCAACAACATCGCTGAGGGCGGCACGGTCACCAACCAGAACCCGACTCTCGGCAACGCTCAGGTGGTGCTCAACAGCCACCGCGAGGCAACCTTCACGATCATCAACGTGGCGCAGGCGCTTGCCAGCCCCTCGCTGATCGACATCTATATGCAGCCTGCCATACTGGCGGTTGCGGATCAGATCGAAGCCGATCTGATCGGCACCTTCCCGCTGTTCACGGCCAATTCGGTTCTGGGCACGGGCGCCGCGGCTATTACCGAGGCGACCATTGACTCGGCCGAGAGCGCTCTGTTCAACGCGCGCATGAACGACTCGATTCAGAAATACGCCCTGGTCGGCGGCACCGGCTACAGCCAGTTGCGCCAGATCCCGCGCTTCTCGGAAGAGCGCATGGTGGTCAACAATCAGGCCATCGCGAATGGCACCGTGGGCAAACTGAAGGGCGTCATCTTCGCCCGCAGCCAGAAGGTCTCCACGCTCAACGGCAACACCACGAACCTGATGTTCGGCTCCGATGCCATCGTGCTTGCGATGCGCAATCTGCCGCTGATCATCCAGGGTACCGGCGCGGTGTCGCAGAACATCAGCTTTCAGAATTTCGCTCTCCGGGTCGTGATGTCCTACAACCCGCAGGTGCTCGCCCAGCAGTTCACCGTCGATGCGCTGTATGGCGTCGCGGCGCTGCGCAAGGAGTTCGGCCAGCAGATTCTGAACTAACCGGCGGGGCGGGCCTTCCCGCCCCTCGCCTTTCCCTAAAAAGAGGAGCCAAATGGCACAAGTCGCAGTCAATTATCGAAATCAATGGGCCGAGCGTCGCAAGGTGTGCGCCGAACTGGACCCGGTTGCCTACAGGGCCGACCTGAAGGCCCGCGAGGTGGACCCAAACCACAAGTGGGACAACATGGGGCGGTCGCTGAAAGCGATCTATCTTGTCTCGCTCCAACCGAACGAAAAGGGCGAATTCAATATGTGCATCTGCAAGCCCTGGGACGCCTCCGGATGCCTCCGGGAAAATACTCATCGAGTCGCGACAGAGCAGGAGGCGAAGGCGTGGGAAGCCGAACAGGCCGCGAAGCGCCAAGGTATTGAGGACGAGAAGGATCACTCGGAGCGCGCCAGCGCAAAGGCTCTGGGAGAGATCCTGCGCGACGCGATGCTGTCCGCCCCGGCGGAAGAGGCCGGTGCCGGACGCGTCGCGACAGAGCAGGAGGCGAAGGCGTGGGAAGCCGAACAGGCCGCGAAGCGCGCCAAGGCGAAATAGCAAACCCATGTTCCGCATCATCACCGATTTTCAGCCCCAGCCGAGCTTGTTTCTACTCTGCGATACGGTCACCTGTGGTCACTCAATGGTAGCCACCGTCAGCCAAGGTTACGACCCTACGCAGGCGGCCGGCGATTTTGTCAAAGCCGCGATGTCGCTCGGCTGGGCCGTCGGATTGGACGGGCAACTCTGCCCGGATCATGTCGCGAAGGCGAGAGGCACGCGAAATCTCGTACAGCTCGTGACCGTAGGGGCTAACTAAACTCTCAAGGGCAGTACCCGGCGAATCGCGCCGGCCATTCTAAATCAACAGGAGAACAAAAACAATGGCACAACCGACTATGCTCGAAAGCTCCCGCACGCACTCGGTGTCGGGGTCGTTCGGCGGGCTGGGAGGCGCGATTACCGGCGCAACCAATGCCACGCCCATCGTTGTCACCACCACTAACGCGCACGGCCTTGCGGACGGCGACCAGGTGCAAGTCACCGGCGTCGTGGGCAACACCGGCGCCAACACGCTGGCTTACGTCAAGGTGACCGGCTACAGCACCACCACGTTCGGGATGTACTCGAACACGGCGCTCAGCACTGGCATCGCCGGCACCGGCGCTTATAGCTCCGGCGGCGCCGTCAGCCAGGCCTGGGATATCTCCGGCGTGGCGAACGACTGGACCATGAAGCTGCGCATCGAAACGCTGGGCGCCGGCAAGAAGGCCGTCATCGCCCTACAGGATTCGGTCGACGGCTTCGTGGCCGATATCGTGACCCGTATGCTGGTCGCGGTCCAGGGCCAGGTCGTCAACACGCCGACCTTCGCGTCCAAGGACTACGAAAACCGCAAGTACGACACTCCCGGCACGCGGTTCGGTGTCACCAATGCCCGTCTCCGCGTGAACATCATTCAGGCCGATTCCACCCCCGGCCTCCAACTGTCGGCCTGGTACGAGTCGTAGCGCGGCGGCGAGCCGTAGGCGACAGATCCATTTAGCGGGCGTCGCGCGTGCAGTCCGGCACCAAACTCCATGCCGGTCGCGCGACGCCATTTTTTGACGAAAGGGAAAATCTCATGCCACTCACTTACTACGCCGGATCGCAGAAGCCGAGCTCGGCGGATATCTCGACCGTGCTTGCGCTCACCGTGGGCAACTGCACGCCGAACGACCTCGAGGTGATTCTCGACGCGATCAACGCCAAGTCCATAACGAGGGCCGCGCCATCCAGCCAGACGGTCATCGGCAGCCTCGGGTTGCCGTAGCCCGCGCGGTCACGGCGGCCGGCGCGGCCACGGTGGCGCTCGGATGTACCGGCGGCACGGCGTGCGGCGCATCTACGCTCATGTCGGCCACCGGCAAGGGTTCGCTCGGAACCGCCGCGTTCGGACAGAGTTCGCCGGTACCGCAAACCTCCTCGACCTGGGTCAAAACGACCGCGGCCACGACCATGCAACTGACCATCGCCAGCGGACCATTGACCGCCGGGGTGATCGAGATGTACGTGTTCTACTACGTGTCGAGCACGTAGGGCAATGCGGCGCGCGATACAACTCGAAGCGCACCACGAAGCACTCAAGCGAACCTCTCAGCGCGGCGAACTAACGCCAGCCATGCTCGCCGCGCTGGTATATCTCCGCGGCCTCGACCGCGAGTTTCATTTGCTCCGCAAGGCCGAGCGTGAGCAGATGGCCGTGGTAGAAGACCGGCTCTATCGCGCGTGGGCCGCTATCTCGGACCCGGCCTCGTTCCCATTCGTCTCTCGCTACATGGATGAGGCGCAGCAGCGAATGCACTGGGTGATCAGGCGCATGAAGAAAAAAGAGATGAAACACAAGCAGCAGCGGAAGGCGCGCAAGGATGTCTGCGCGGCCATCGACAAGATCCTGAAGGCGATTGAGACCGGCGGCGAAGTGCTGGTCATCGCAGTGAGCGGGCGGAAGTAAACCAATGGCTCTTTGGACTGACGGAGATTTCGTTACATCGGCGGATCTCATCGCGACCGAGCCTGAAATCAGCAGGGTTGCCACCAGCGAGCAGATCGTCCTGGATTCCATACCTGGCGGCCCTCCTGGCGTGTGCGCCACCGCAACGTGGCAAATGGGCGACAGGCTGATGATGAAAAACCAGGGATTCGCCGGCACGCTACCGCCGTTCGTGGCGCCCTATTCCCAGACCGCCGCGGCGCTCAATCTCGTGGGGCCGTCCAGCCAGCGCCCGCGCGTCTCGCTCAGCCAGATCGTTGTCACCCCTCCCTACGTCAACGGCATGTGGTCTCCGATCAAGCGCGCCGCGATCTACATGGCGCTGATCGAGTTCTACGATGAGTGCTTTGGGCGCAAGCAGCAGGACCGCTACAAAATAAAGATGGACCATTACGATGACCGTTTCAATCGTCTCGTATGGCCGAACTTTTTTTCCTCCGGCGTGCCCATCGTCAACCAGCCGATGCAATGTCCGGGCGCGCTCTATGAGCCAGGAGCCGGCATATGGTCCGCGGCCAACCTGAGCGCGGTAGCCGGGACGAACGCTAACGCATCAACGAATTACGACGTTTCGATCACTTGGGCGGACCAGTGGAATTACACATCGCCGACGGCAAAAGGCAATTCCGAGTCTGCGCCCAGCGCGCGCGCGACGATCACGGTAGCCACCGCCCAGGTGATATCCGTTTCCATCGTCGGCCTCACTGGGCCGAACGGCAGCCAGCCACCGACGATCCAGCAGGGGCAAGGCCTCTTCACGCCGCTGAACGCGAGCTGCTGGAACGTCTATGTGGGGCTCACGGGGCAGACGCTCTACCTGCAGAACGCGACGCCGGTGCCTTACGCCACAAAATCATGCGTTCTCCCTGGGCCACCTGCGTTGAGCGGCTATGCCGCCGATAATGGGCAGAACTGGAATTCGAGCGTCACAATGCAGAATACGATCATGCGCGGGTGACATGGCCGAAGCCCGTGCGAGTTTCAACCCAACCAACCGTGGCCGCACACGTAAAACGCGGGGAAAGAAAACAAACCAAAATGATTATCTCGATTGTTCGCCATCCAAAGGCGAAGCCCGAGGATGATACCGTAGACGACGCGCAGCGCCAAGTGACAAAGAAAGGCGCCAAGAAGTTCGGCGCTGTGCTCAAGCAGTACGCCAAGGCCTGCGAGATGGACCCGGACGTGATCTTCACCGGGCCGGAGACGCGCAACATGCAGGCCGCCGCGATTGCGCAAGACTTTTTCAGCCTCGATCCGAAAGACGTGCTGCAGATACCGGACCTCGGGCCGGGCGGCGATCCCAAGAAGGCGCTCGACTCCATCAAGCAGTGGGTTAGCGACAAGGGTGATCCCGATGATAGCGAAGTGCTGGTCATCGGCTCCAATCCGGCGCTCTCCGGGTTCTTCAGCCTCGTGCATGGGCTTGGGACCAAAGCCGGCATGAGCGGCGCCGTGAAGCTCAAGAAGGGCTCCGTGGCCAAGCTGAAGGTATACGACATCCTGAAGGGATCGGCCGCGAGCGAGCTGCGCTCGTACATGCCGCCGGGATTGGCGGGTGGCAAGTGATCGCGAGCAGCGCCGCACTTGACCTGATCCGGCGCTTCGAGGACTGCCGCCTGATTTCCTACCAGGATTCGGGCGGTGTCTGGACAATCGGCTGGGGCCACACCGATGGCGTGGTGGGAGGCCAGTCGATCAGCCAGGCGATGGCTGATGCACTGCTGGCCCAAGATATAGCCGAAGTAGACACCGATCTCAGCCGGCGGCTGGGCGACCTGCAGTTGCGTCAGTGCCAGTTCGATGCGCTGGCGAGCCTGGCTTACAACGCTGGGTGCAACATCGATGGGTACGCGCCGCACCTGTGGGCTTGCGTACTGGCCGGCGACCGGCTGAACGCGGCGAACAACTTTCTCGATATCGACAAAGCGAAAGTCAACGGAGTACTCACGGTGCTACCGTGGCTGCAAGCGCGCCGCAAAGCCGAAGCGGCGTTGTTCAATGGCCGACCTTAATTCCATCGCCGCCAAGCGTTCCGCTTACCAGGATTCACTACTCGCGGAGTTCGAAAAGCAACTCCGCGAGATGGTGGATCGGGCGAAGGATCGCGTCGTGGCGAAGTTGCAGAAGGGCCTTAGTGTTACCGATGGCATGATCGACCAGACGCCGGGCAACTTCCGGGCGTTGCGGAATCTGAACAGCCTGTTCGTGAAAGAGATGGACCGCGCCGGACTACCGCGACTCCTGGAGGCGTTCGTAGAACAGTTCCACGGGCAGCTACCGTACTTGCAGGACACGCTCAAGTATTTGTCCGACCAGATGAAAACTCCGCTGCCGAAGTGGAAGCCGAGCGCGAACGATCTGGATATCATGTCCAGCTTTCAGATGAACGCGCTGGCAGGCCTGCGGGCGACGGTGGAGTCAGCCGCCGGGGCGGCGATGACGCGCGGCATGTTCTCAATGGGTGGCCTCAAGTTCTCCGAGTTGGTTGCCGAGTTGTCCAAGCGGTTCGATCTGAGCATCGGCCAGGCGCGCACGCTGGGCGATACTTCCATGTCGCTGTTTTACGCGACGGCCACGGATCGGGCCTATCAGACCATCGAAAAGGATCTGCCGGGCGAGCAGGAGTTGACCTACGAGTATTCCGGCCCGGATGACAAACTGACGCGCGAGTTCTGCGAGCATCTTCTGGCTGTCGGCAAGAGTTACACGCGCAGCCAGATCGGCAGGATGAGCAACGGGCAGCTGCCTAACGTCTTCATTACGAGAGGTGGTTGGAACTGTCGTCATCAGTGGGATCTGTCGGTTGAGGATCTTCAGGCGGCGCTGGCGGCATAGGAATGACGGGCGCCAGCTTGTTTCTGAGTTCGCTG